GCAGCTACAGCAACGCTCCTGGCTATCGGGGTGAATACAAGGCTTGCAACCACTGTTCAGTTATCGATTATCGCCTACGCATCGAAGAAGAATGCTATTACCACAGCAATTCTTAACTCACTTGATAGTATTTCCAGTTTAAATGGGAAGGTGCGTATTGGTTCTGTGGATTCGTGGGTTAATAATGACGGATATCCATTTTCCACATTTTCACAGGTTAATAACAACCGCGTGAACTACGATAATGCCTCAGGCGTATACTCTGAAATGTACGCCAATATTAGCGTGGCATCCGGGGCAACAGTTGAGCTTAACTATGCCTTAAATATAACTTCCGGCCGGCTTTTTGCGCGTCTGGCCAACGGTAGCACATGGACAGGTGACGAAGTTCAACTGGCTGGTGGCGGCGCACGACAGACGGTTAGCCTTGTCGCGTCGGCTGACACTAATCGACTTAAAATATACTCAAAAGCGGAGGTTTCCTCAGGGAGTATTTTTGCAGAGGTAAACTATGGACAGAAGAATGCCCTGACCGAGCAGATCGACTCGCTATACTCGGCCGTTGCTTCAGCCAATGCCATTTTGGCTATTTTATCTCAGGACTCCACTTTTGATTCTTTCGTTAAAAGTTCTCCTTACACCTATACGCTTTCTGATGCCGGAACCTCGTATAAGCAATTACTTAACACAATCAATACGGTATCTGGCGCTTCAACCGTGAAGATGATGTACAAAATCACATCAGAAGACGCAGCGCTGAAAATACAGAGTCGGAATGGTAGTTCCTGGGGGGCGAACGAAAAGGCGCTAACCGCTGACGGGAAATATCACGAGGTAGACCTCGCAATCGCGTCAGGGCAGGTTTTCTCCGGTTGGGGCGTATATTCTGCGGCCAAATCTGGTGGTTACACCGCAGATGTCACTATGATTCCGATTTCGGCAGATGGGGTGTTTTTCACCCCGGCAACCGCTATCCTGTACGGGCTGATGGCATCTTCTGCTTCACTGGATAGCCGTGTGACAGCTCTGGAAAGCGGGCAGGTCACTAACCAGAATACCGATGTTATTTTCCCGGCATATTTTTATGCTGTGGATGGTCGTCCATTGCGTTTTTATGGGGCTAATATGGTCAGCGGTGACAGACCATGGCGTAATGGAGCAGATATCGTCCTGTCAAGTCATGGTTATGAAGGTAAATCGGTACTGCTTAAAGATGTGGTTCCGGACGCGATGATCATGCCGTCTGAAATTAACGGTTCGACACTGAATGTCAATGTGCGCGCTGATGGTTCGGGTAATGTGTTCAGGAAGAAAGCTGCGTTCACTAAACTGGCGGCGACTCAGACCGGTGACGTGAAAGTCGCTACTATCATGGACTCACTTGGCGAACGATGTGTTCCGTGGCTGTACTTCGCCCTCAATGCCACGGGTGCCACCTATGTTGGTGCTGGTTCCCGAACTACTCGTGGTATGACGGACGAAGGCGGTTACACCCTGCCGAACACTCCTTCAGCAGGAATCCCATTTGACGGCCGTGGTGGCTGGACGACTTTCGACTATCTCGGAAAGACGCAGAAGACGAACTTCTCACAGCCCTTCCTGCGGGACGCTACGAGCACAGATTTTGCTGCATATCCGCAGTATTGTTTCGATAAGGACTACTCTGGTCAGAGCTATGCAGATAACCCCAATTTGTCCGCGTATCATATTTTCGACGTGACAGCATGGATGGCTGCGGCTGGAGTGAGCGCCAGCGATAAACTGGTAGTTGTTATTCAGCTCGGATACAACGACCTGTACTATAGCTATACGCCTCAGCAGACCGTTGATGCGCAGGAGTTTATGATTACCAAGTTTAAGGAACTCATCCCTGACGCTCGATTTGTGATCTCTCACCAGGCCTTTGGTTGGTCAGGAGTCAGCGCACCGAAGAACTGGCCGGACTTTGCGAAGTGGATCACGCAAAAGCTGCGGAAGTTCGACAACAGAATAAGTGAAAAAATCATTGTTGCACCGGCATGGGCGCAACTGAGCTACAAGTACGGGATGAACGAAACTATCACAGCAACCAGTGATACGGGAGTTCAGACTGTATCGTTACCTGACGACGTCCACCCCGGAGAGCTTGGGGGAGCGCAGTGGGGCGACGCTCTGGTTGCTCCTGTTCTTGCAGCATGGAACTGGTAGAGAAGGGTCTTGATCTGCTCTCGCTTTAAAACTACTGTATATAAAAACAGTGTTTATCGGAGGGCAGATCATGCTTCGACAGTCAGACATCGCCGCGGCTTTCCGCGATTCAATTTTGCGCAGTTCCAAGGGGTTCCAGTACCTTCACACCCGCGATTTCGTTACTTCGCTGCGCCGGCGCGGCATCCACTTTTCCGAGGTGGAGGCTAACGCCTGGATCGCACGCGAGCAGACGTATTTCGTCGACAAAACGGCAGAGCACAGCGAAAACCGCCTGTGGATGATGGCCAACATGGGGAGGGTGATCTAATGGGCTTTCCTTCGCCGGCGTCAGACTACGTTGAGCAGCGTCTGTCTGTTAACTCGATCTGCAATGTAGGCCCAAACACGCTAGTTTTCGAGCGCTCTGGTGGTTACGTTGTACTGGATATCTCCCTGAAGCCAAAGCAGGGTAGCCAACTGCTTATACAGCACGGCGGCGGGACGGAGCTTGCCAGGCTGAGAGGAAGGTCACTGATTACCGAAGATGGTGAAGCGATTGAAGGCGAAGCCCTAGACGATGTTACTGTCATCGGCGTCGTGACGTTTACTATCTGCGATGTGCGCCAGGACAATGCGGTTGTTTAGTTGCTATAGATGAGTAGAAGAGCACGTGGCTGCTGTGTCGTAGATGTGGCGTGAAAGGAATGCACGATAAAGACAGGGATGTATTCAAACGACACGAAACGACACAAAACCGGATGCGAACGCGGAAAATATGTGTGATTACAGTGTGTTATTTAACGCTCTACTTTCTTCTAAGCCGTAGGTCACAGGTTCGAATCCTGTAGGGCGTGCCATTAAGAAACAATAACTTACGCCAGTTTTAAGCCAGCCTGGTTTCCTCCTTGTGTCGTATTTGTGTCGCTAGCGCCAAAAATGGCGTCAATTTTCCGTGCGTGTTCGGTCAGGTGGTTCGGCGCCAGGTGAGCATAACGACGCACCATCTCGATGCTCTCCCATCCTCCCATTTCCTGTAAAACAGAAAGCGGGACGCCGGACTGAATAAGCCAGCTCGCCCAGGTGTGCCGGAGGTCGTGAAAACGAAAATCCTCGATCCCCGCTTTTTTCAACCCGGCGCGCCAGGCGTTATTGTCATCCACCCGCATTTTTCTAACCGCGGGCGTCAGTGTTCCATCAGGGCGATGCTTCGCCGTCGTGTGAACAAACACCCATCGGGAATGCTTCCCTATCTGATCTCTTAATACCCTGCATGCGGTATCATTCAGAGCTACGCCAATCGCCTTGCCCGCTTTTGCGTTCTCCGGATTTACCCATGCAACCTTTCTCTGCATATCGACCTGCTGCCACTCAAGCCCGATGATGTTTGAGCGGCGCAGGCCGGTTGCCAGTGCAAATATCACCACTGGCTTAATGCTCTCCGGCATGCACTCGATCAACCGCTCAGCTTCTTCTCGGGTCAGCCACCGTATCCGCTTACTGATCGGCTTGCGGGTTTTGATAACAGGAGCTGTTTTTATCCAGCCCCAGTCATTCGCCGCGGCCCTGAGAAGGGATCGAATGAAGGAAAGGTGTTGCGCCTTCGTAGCCTGCGAAACATGCCGTGGTTTGTACTCAGGAACCGGCTTATCCTTCCTCAACGCGGCATCACGTTTACTCTCCCACACCTGCAGGTGCTTACGGTTGATCATCCCGTTAACGGCTTCGTGAACTTCCTCCGCCGTTATCTTCGAGACATCACGGCCGGAAAAATGCTGCAGCCAAAACTCAATTTTGGTTTTGTCATCATCCAGCGATCGCTTATGGTCCTTTTCCCGCAGCCACCGGATGCAGCACTCTTCGAAGGTTCTGACGGGCAGGTCGCCGATCTGGTCAACCCGCCACGCTTCCGCCTTCAGCTTGTCGTGGAGCTCCTGAGCCTGCTTTTTGTCCCCCGTGCCAAGAGATCGCCTAACTCTTTTTCCTGACGGCGTAAAGAAATGACAGTGCCACACGCCGCCCCTGAGGGTGATTGACATAAAACTTCTCCTTTATGTTCACCCGCGTTCGCAATGACAGGATCGCGCGGGGTTTTCAAATATGCAATACACGCAGCCTCGGTCGTTCTGTACTTGTTGCCGACCTTGCGGCCGGCGAGTTCTCCAGAATCAATCAGGCGGTAGATCACCCGCGCCGACACGATGAGCAAATCGGCGGCCTGCTGTGCTGTTATCGGTTTGTCAGATGCCATATCACCTCCGATGCTTACCGCGTTCTTTCACTGAATCCCCCTCTGTTTGCGCATTAGCTCAAACTCTTCAAGAACCTTTTCCTTTGCTTTCTGGTAAGCCTCGGAAGCCGCTTCTTCTGTATCGTAATCGCCAAGATAGATGCCTTTATAATTAACAGTTATCCTTGCTGACCACCTACCTGATGGACGTTTAGTTACACCAACAAATCGAGATTTGCTTCCCTTCACTTTCCTTCTGTTCAACTGCTGTTCAGATGGTGTGGCCCAACGACAATTTTCCGGTGAATACCCCTTTTCGTTATCGATGCGGTCCAGCGTAAACCCATCAGGACGAGAGCCCATATCAGCGTAAAACGAGCTGAAGTCATGCCATTGATGGCACACTGTTATTCCTCTCCCGCCATAATCCTTGTATCTCTTATCGTTAGGGTTTTCGCATCTCTGTATCATGAGATCCCAAATTTTATATTCTGAAGAACTCGACAAGCCGTGAGTCTTTTTTGCTTCAACCTTCAAGCACCCACATGATTTTGTGTGACCACTTTTAACGTAAGAAAGGCGAATAATTTTAGTTCTACCGCAATCACAGTAAAATTTACCCTTATAAACCCCTTTTTCATCTTTGGTGAAAGGCTCAATTAGCGTGAGCATGCCCACCTTTTCGCCAACATCAAACTTCACGCGCATATCATTTGCCCTCCTGTTTCAACCGTAGTTCGATATCACTGGCGCAACTAACACAGCGCTGACAGCCCGCCACAAGTTCCCGGCGCCGCTCGGGTATCTCTTCCCCGCAGTCGCGGCAGTGAGTAGCTGAAACTGCCGCATGATTGATGCGCATGTTCTGGATGGTCATTTCCAGCCGGCGCTCTGCCAGCTCGTTGGCCTGATCGATGATTTCTGCGCTCATAACTTCACCCATCCTTTACCTTTCACATGGGCAATCGCCCCCAATTTACGCAAGGCCTGCAATCGGCGGTCGAGGATGCGGAACGGCTCTTTTTTATCTCCTTCATCCTTCGCTATATCGACGCACTCAGCCCCTACGTCACCAGAGAACAGGCGGCTAAACGGAGAAGGCGTCTCGCTAAGCTTGCTCATTATCGCGATATCAAGATTTACGTATTTGCTCATGCTGCACCGCCTTGCCAGTCGACCAAAAATGAACAGTCTTTTTTATGCTCGTTACAAGACCAGACCACTTCGTCATCACCACGGAAAACATTGACTTCAACCGTGGTTTTGTACTTCGCAACTGCACCGCATTTGCATCTGGCAGAGGTATTTTTGCTTTTGGCAGCAACACTGCCGACTCTTGGGTATTTGCTCATGATTCCACTCCATACCGCCCATTCATGCGGCCAATAACACTGACAAATTTCACCAGGCTGACACCCATCGGCTTTACCTTCTCGTAGTGCTTGCGAAGGATGGGGGGGCATACAGCGTTCCACTTCGGTTTAGGCTTTACGCTCATCGCTTTGGTTATCTCTTCTGCGCAGCGACGAGCCTGGGCGCGGAGAGCGTTTTCTTTTTCTTCAGGCGTCATGCGACCCCCATATAAGCGCGAATGAAAGCCGCAGCTGCCTGTGCGTTTATGGCGTTACCGTACCCTTTCAGGCGGCCGACGCGGTTGCTGCTTGCCACTCTTGCCACCCCGGGCTCGACTCGTCCCAGGCGTGCGGCAGCCCCATCAACCAACGGGAATGTGCCGGGTTCAACTGGACGCCATTTGCCATCTCGACATAAGAGCCAGTCCGCATCTCGCCAAAAACCGTTAACCTCAAGGGTCCGCAGGTGAACGCCTGGCGCGGCAACTGGTCCAGGCGCTCTTTCCCGTCCCGCTGCGCCGTCATTCCCGCCGAATCCTTCCAGTCGCGTGACGTTGGTGTCACCCATGCCGCTAGCACTGCAAAGTCCTGTAGATTGGGCTGGCGACCAGCCTCCTTCCTCGCCATTACCTTTTCCCAGTCCTGGTAACAGTTTTTGATGTTGCTCGCCAGCGGACTCGGCCACCCAGTAAGCTCGCTCTCTGATGTGCGGAGCACCGATGCCCGCTGACGTAAACGGCACAAGCCCGAAGGCGTATCCCACTCCTTCCAGGTCTGCTTGTACAAGGTCGAACCATGTGTTTGCGTTACCGCTTGCAACCTGTTCGCCAAAGACATGCTGAGGTCCGCACTCGCTGATGAGATGGAAGAAGTGGGGCCATAGGTGCCGCTCGTCAGCAAACCCATCGCCTTTGCCTGCTGCGCTGAAAGGCTGGCACGGGCAGGAGCCAGTCCAGACCGGGCGATCATCTGGCCATCCGGCGAGGCGGAGGGAATGTGACCAGACGCCGATACCGGCGAAAAAGTGGCACTGGGTAAATCCTCTGAGGTCGTCAGGTGTGACATCTTCAATACTCCGTTCGTCAACTTCGCCCGGGGCGATATGCCCGGCGGCTATGAGGTTACGCAGCCACTGCGCCGCGAATGGGTCGATCTCGTTGTAGTAAGCTGCCGCGCTCATGCTGCCTCCGTCGATTTTTTGAAGGAGTAAGCGATCCGCGCGGAAGCAATGGTTACGTAATCCGGGTTCAGGTCGATTCCGATGAAGTTAAAACCCTCCTCAATGGCAGACCGGCCAGTACTCCCGCTTCCCATCCACGGATCAAGCACGGTTCCACCTGGTGGGGTTATTAGTCGGCAGAGATAGCTCATCAGAGCGATCGGCTTAACGGTAGGGTGGTTGTTCTTAGCGCCATTTGTACGCCCGGCACCGGACCGCGGGTCGTTAATGCCGACGCTTCCCTCTTTACGGCCGTCGGTCATATCGCTGGCTGATGTCGCTATGAATCGCTCGAGGCCTTCGTCGCGCTCCTTCGGTTTGACCTTGGCGCAGTAGAAGAAGCGGGCGGCGCTTTTTTCACTTTCAACCCTGGCAGCATGCGCCTTTGGCGGCGCCATATCTCCATATCGACCCTGAGATGGTCGTGCGCGTCCGGTTTCCTTTAAATCCCCTTGCTGTCCTTTCGCATCCGGAAATGCCGACACGACTGCTTCGCTACCGTCATGAATGATGTTTGCTGGCCAGCGTCCTTCCGGAGCCTGCTCGTAGTCGGCAACCGGTTCGGTACCGTCACGCTGATGCGAAAGCAGGCCGCCGGTACCACCATTAAGCGCTTCATCGGTCGGTATCCGGCAGGCGTCGATATTGATTGCTCCGGTACCGTGCTCGTTCATGTTGGCGGACACGGTTTGCTTGAATGGCTTTCGAGCCATTACGATCGGTTCATGCGCAGGCTTCAGCGCCGTTCCCCAGCCATCAAAATCACCATCGAGGTTGTGTGACTTAGGGAAGCCGCTACCGTAAATCCATAGGATTTGATCCCTGATTTCGAAGCCGGCATCCTCAGCATTAACAACAAGTCGGTGATAGGTCCGTGATCCACCAAATGCCAGCAGGTGTCCACCAGGTTTGAGAACGCGCAGACATTCCCGCCACTGGTCGACGGTCGGGACGTCGTAATCCCATTTATGGTTCATGAAGCTCAGCCCATATGGAGGATCTGTAACGATGGCATCGACTGAGTTATCCGGCAGCGTCTTGAGAACTTCTTCACAGCGTCCGACATGTAATTGATATGTCATTGCGCACCTCTTTTCGTTTCTGCCTTTCTCATGCGGCTTAAAGTCCTGGATACCGATGCAACGCTTCGGCCCATCTTTATGGCGATGCTTTTATGCGACTCGCCGGCAGCGCGCAGTTCAGCGGCGATCTGCTTCTCTTCTGGCTTCCATGGCTTGTAGACAAACGCTGTGCTGATGGAATAGCTCTGTGCCAGGCGGTAGAAGTTCGCCTGGCTAATCCCCAGCGCATCCGCTGCGCGACAGGCAGGCATGGTTCCGGCGACGGCGCGGAATTGCTCTGGTGTGATGCTCTGCTTATTCATTGGGCCTCCCGTGGTAACCGGTACATTCCGTTATTTACTTAATAATCAGAGACGGCTTACCGAGCTTTATTTGCGCCCCTGGCACTTCCACCCCGGCTTCGATCTGATGCTTAATGGCCAGCTTGTCAGGCTTGATATTCGTCTCGTATTCGACGAATTGAGGAGGCAAAATGCTGGCGTCCGTAATCTCTACTGATTTAGATGGCGCCCTGACCGTAACCTGATGAATCCCAGCTTTAAGTGATTTTTTACCTGCCGTTTCAAGTGATTTGGCGACATAATCCTTCATGCTTGCCACTTTGCTTTCAGCTGCTTTAGCCCGTTCGGCAAGGCACTTACTCTCTTCCTTTAACGCTTCCGCATAAGCAGACTCGTTTTTGCAGATAGCAAGAATCTGTTCCACTTTTGCTTCCAGCTCCCACTCAATCCCATCCAGAGTGTCGGCTATCATTTCAGGCTCCATACCGGAGTCAGTCAGCTTGGCGAAATCGTTGGCGATCTGATAAAGAGCTGTCATTGGGTAACCTCTTCGAATTTGGCTTTACACTTGGCGTAAACAGCCTGAACCTCTTGCTGTAGCCGCATTCCTGCAGTCATCTTGTATGCCGCCTGAAAATGGGTTTTGAGAGCATGCATGTTTGCTGCCTGCTTCATGTCTTCGCATAGCGAGCGGACTGAGTTGATAAGCTCTTGCTCAGCATTTTCTTTCGACTGGATAACTTCACTTTCAGGCGTGTATTGCATAACCGGCTCGGTGAAAATGCCTTCGCTCTCGTTGAGCATGTCCACTGCATTATCGAGACGGTCAGCGCGCGGCCAGTATTTATAGGCGCGCTTCACAATTGTCTTTCTGGCCATCTCAGACCAGAAATTGACCCATGGGCCTTTTGGTGATGTGCCGGCTTTGCTTACCTTTCTGATTTCTTCAATCTCGGCGAGGCTCATCTCTTCAGTCAGATAGTCGCCGTCTGATGTTTTAACAGTGCAGTAGCCACCGATAACGGCTCCGCGCTCTTCAGGAGTGGCAAAAGGGTTGTATTTGTGGGCCGGAGCTTTATCGAGGCCAATGGTTTCGTATGCGTCACACGCATGAACCAGTTTGCACTGACCCCACTTAATGACCCCGGCTGATTGGGCTATATGCAAAAGGCCCATATAGCTGATATCGAGGCATACCATTCCGTCACGCGGGACGAGATAAGCCAGTTTGCTTGCAGGATTTAAGCTGATACCGACCGCAGCTACGTTAATGATCGCGTTCTGAGCGCTGACCGGGTTGCTGATTGCCATTTTTGCCAATGTGTCATTGCGCTGGAATAACTGAATCGCAAACTGGCATTCCTTTGCCCACGTCAGGCTCTGGTCAGTAAGGGCATTGGTAAACAGCGACTCTTGCTGCTTAACGAATTGAATAAGATCGAAGCTCATGACCCCTCCTTAAAACGGGCAGCCGGTGCGGTGATCCCAGTCGTATTCCGCCTGGGCGTAAGCTACTGCCGAGATGAAATCGTTATATGCCTCGCCAGCTGCATCGCTGCGGAGGCCTTCGTATGGGCTTTTGTCCATCGGTACAGAGAAGCGGAACAGGCCTGACGGCTCTTTCGGCAGGGCGTCGATAATTTCCTGCGCCCGATCGTCAATCCACTTTTGCTTCTCTTCGGTGAGCGTTTGCTCGGCCCACTTACGCTCTTCGATCACGTCGTATGCGCGGTATGCGTTCATAGCTCGCTCCTGAAATTTGGTTGTAGAATCCCCGGCGCGATAAAAGCCGCCTGATAGCTCAGTTAAATTCGTGCGCTGATATGCGCGGTTAATGCGTCCCGGCTGGTACCAGGTTCGGCTCGATACTGCGTGAAGCGTATGGTCGGCGGATGTGGCGCAGATTGCCCTGCGGCTCATGCCAGTAGCTGCCGTCGCGATAGTCGAAGCTGACCAGCCAGGCGGCGCCGGTGCGGCGATTGCGCATCATCACGGCGCGTCCGTTGTTAGGAATTGAGTTAGCCATTGAACACCCCCGTAGCGTGCAGAATTTTGATAATCAACGCTGTCCAGATAACGCCGCAGATCAGCAGGCAGTAAATCAGTGAACGAATGCCTTGTTTGCTCATACTTCCTCCCGCGCTTTCAACATTGCATCAGCCATCAGGTAAGAAAGCTCAGCAACAGTGAAACCTTCTTCACTTCTCGCAGGGTGATTAATGCCCGCTGGATAACCTGCCAGCCAGCCCTGCATCGCTTTTGCCGCAAAGTAATCACGAACAGTCAAACCTTCGTACCCTTGCGTTGGATATGCAGGGCCGCCATTGTTTTCTTTGCTCATTTCCCACCCCAGCATGCGAAGCTAAAAAAAAGGACAGCAACCAAAAACGGAACGACCTTTAACCAAAAATTACGCCATGCAGGCTTGTCTTCTTCTCGGATCATCTCTTCACCTTTGCCTTATCGCGGCTAACGGAGCGTTGTGACCTATTACCGGCGCCAACGTTGTTGTTTGGATGAGATGATAATGTACTAATGGTTCATCAATGTAAAGTACCAAAAGTACATTTTTTATTTGGCAATAGTTCATTTCAATGTAAGTCAATGAACTTAAAGTATATTTATTTTATGTTTTGTTTTTGGTAGTGGTTGTTTGGCTGTGGAGCTGGCACTGGACGTGCTGATACTGAGGGAAGAGTAGGGCAGTAAAAACCCGGCGCGGTGGCCGGGAATAACATTTAGGAATCAAGGTCAGGCAGCATGATTTTCTCAATCAACGTCAATGCCCTTTGGTCTCGTTCTGCAAAATATTTAGGAGCGTACTGAGGCAGCCACACTTCGTTGAAGTGTTGTTTGAAATCTGCAAGATATTCGTTTGGGTATAGACGTACCGGGAATGTCCGGCCATCTGGGTACTCATGGTTATATGTTGGGAACGTCTTCGGCTCAATACCCCGGTTTTCACGAAGCCATTGCGAGAAAACCCTACCTTCTGAAATATCAGGGACCATTTTTTCTGGCAGCGTATATCCTGCCTGCTCAAGTGGCGCAACCAAGTTAAACGTCAGTTCATTAAGCATAGAAAAGTGGGTATGAGGAACCCTGCCTCGGTTTGTCATATACCGCTTAAGGTGGATAGGGAGTTCGGCAGGCGCTCTTTCGCCTGACATCCACTCACGCACCCATCTCGATACTTGCACTGCAAATTTTGGAGATAGCCACTGAGCTAAGTTAATTGCGATGTCTGGATGAACCCAAGTCCCTTGATTCTCTGCTCTTCCGCCTTTAAATGATTGAATTAATTCCGATATGGGAATCCCCATATCGCGGGATAATTCATCAAAAAAATCTTGCGTTGTTTTTAGTCGTGTATAGTCAGCAAGTAGCTTCCCAGCAGACTTGCACATTGCGGTGGCATTGATGTAACCGTCTTTGGTGCGAAGATGGATGACTTCTCCATCAACTTCTCTGGCGATTAATGCAAGTTGGAACTGTGTCATAAATCATCCTATTGCTGTGAAAAATAAAATAATCACCCAAACAGCTCATCAGGCCACCATAAGCACGATAGCAACAACCGAGAGCAAAGTAACCACGCCTACTATCAGGTATTCTCTCATCACCCAAACACCTCATCAGGCCACTTGCCGGCTACCCATGCTTCCTGTACGTCTGCGGCATGCTGCCGATCACCTTGCCGAACACGAACACCCGGTTCATCTCGTCTTTTTCGATCGGGTCCCAGGCTGCATAGCTCTTGTTATCTGAGATAACCAGCAGCTTGTCCTTCATCTTCTGCAGGCGCTTGACGTGAGCGGTGTCGTCGTACAGGAAGGCGTATATCCCGTCGCCGTCGAAGCTCTTAACGCTGATGTCGACGAACAGCAGATCACCCGGCTCAATCGTGCCGGACATGCTGTCACCCCTGACGTTGATGATCCGGATGTTCTCAGCCTTACGTCCATCGAACATGTGGCGGGCTTCCGCTGGCGCATACTCAACCGAGTGGAGGATCTCCACGAACTCCTGATTGATAACCCCAGGCCCAGCGCTAACCGTTATGTCCAACAGGTCAATACGAAAGACATCTTTCAGGATTGGGGTTGCTTCTGTATCGATTCCGTCCTCATCGACATCACCGAGCAGATACGATGCTGACGTACCAATGTGAGACGCCAGAGCTTTTAGCGTTCCGCGTCTTGGAATCGACTCTCCATTAAACCATTTGCTTACGGCCTTAGGGGTCAACTTCATCCTCTTGGCGATCTCAGCCTGTCGACCATGTGGTATCAATCCAGCTTTATCGCAGGCCAGCGCTAGCCTCTGAGAGAATTCTTTTCGCGCTCTTTCTTCATGAACCATATGTTCAATCATAATATCACTTGCGTGAACTATCAGTTCCGACATAATATGTACTTACAGTTCATTATCGAGGGTTAAACATGGCACCGAATAGTCTTGGCGAAATCATCAAAAAGATTCGGGTTCCTGTCGTAGCTGAGGCCTGTGGTTGTTCGCCGCGCGCAATTTACAAATGGATTGCTAACGGAAGCCTTCCGAGGACGGATTACACCGAAGAAACCAACTACGCAGAAAAGATCGCTCTCGCTTCTGGCGGCCAGTTTACTGCTGCTCAGATCCGGGAAGTCAGCAAGCCTAAAGCCGCCTAACCAGCGGCCATTCCAAACAACACCAGAGGAATTATCACAGATGGAGAATGCAATAGCCCGAAAGTTAGAGCCGCCAATCCTCAACCCAATTGAGATTGAAGGCATTTTGTTAAACCGGCTTTTATCCATTGGCCAAAAGGTTTTTGCGGAAATGCGGGGAGTTAGCGAGTCGACAATCAGTCGCCGCAAGTCGGAGGGGTATTACGCAGAAATGGCGAAGGAGATATCAGCGCTGGGTTTGCAGGTTGTTCCGCCGGAGGCGGTGGTAGTTTCCCGTCACTACCTGCAGTCAGTAGAGACGCTTGCTGATATCGGATTACGTGCAGAGCGGTGCCGTCCAGGTCCGTTAGGGTGGGACTGATGAAGGGTACAAAAGGCGAAAGCCGCGGTGCTGACACACCAACGGCTTTCTACGCGAATTAACTGAACAAATTCACAGGAGTAATTATGCCTAAGAGCAACAGATTTTACCAGGCACAAACACACAAAAATGTTACCCGCGTTCGCTCGGTTAACCCGGTGGTTGGCATGAAAATGCGCGCCATCCTGGAAGAGCTGAAACGGAAGGAGGAAGGCCGTGAGTAACGTATCCAATTTAGCCGAAGCCAGAGAGGCCAGAAGGCTCCAGAAACCGCGCACGAATGACGGTAAGGGGTTTGCCTTGCTTCACCGTAAAATTATGGATGTGCCGTTCTACAAGGATGCTGAGGCGGCGCATTTGTGGGTTCATCTGATACTCAAGGCCAAGCATGCACCTGAGGTGGTACTGACAGACCTTGGAGAGAAGTTAATCAACCGAGGCCAACTCCTGAGTGGTAGAAAATCACTGGCTTCTGAGACGGGACTGAAACCAGACCGGGTTCAGTATCTGCTTCGTAAGTTCCAAAAGCTGGGAATGGTTGACTGGGTTTCTCATGGGAAATTCTCAGTTTTCACCATCGTTAAATACGACGATTATCAGTCAAATTATGTACCAGCAGATTACCAGCAGATTACCATCTCAAGCGCAGGCGTACCAACGCCTGCAGAGCAACCTGTACCAGCAGATTACCAGAAAATTACCACAGATAAAGAATATATAAATAATAACTTACTACCTAACGGTAGTAAGTATGTCGCAAATAACCAGAAACCGGCTGAAGAGAAAAAATCACGCTTGTCATGCGATGAAGTGTGGCAATGCCTGAAAGACGAACTTCCTGAAGCCAGGGGATGGAGATGCCTCACTGATGAGCGACGCAATCTGATCCGCACCTTCTGGAGCAAGGCGAACAAAATCGCACGCAATCTGGATGGTAAGCCGATGGACATGGATGGTTTTCGCGACTACCTCCGCTACATCGCTCAGAACTGTCGCTGGATGCTGGAAGACCGACCAGACCAGAAGTCAGGGAAGACATGGCGCCGCATGAAATTCGATAAGTTTCTGACGGAAAAACTCTACATCGAAGTGCGTGAGGGGGACCGTGATGACCGCTGATTTCATGACACCTCCGCACAGCATTGAAGCAGAGCAGAGCGTGCTGGGCGGGCTCCTGCTGGATGACGACAGCAGCGAGCGTACTCAGAAGGTACTTTCGATTCTCAAGCCGGAATCGTTCTACGCGCGTCAGCACCAGGTCATTTTTGCTGAAATGCGCCAGATGTACCGCGACCATAAGCCGGTTGATCTGCTGACCCTGTTTGATGCTCTGGAAAGCAAGGGGCTGACAGAGACCGTTGGGGGCTTTGCATACCTGGCTGAAATGTCGAAGAACACACCAAGCGCGGCGAACATCGTGGCCTATGCAATGCGGGTCCGTGAGACCGCGATGGAACGCTACGGTATCGAGAAAACAACGAAGGCGATCGAATTGCTTTATGCCCGCAACGGCATGACGGCAGAACAGAAGTTTGACGCAATTCAGGGATTATTCACTGAGATAACCGAGCACGTAAAAACAGGGCGACGGACAGGGCTTCGCACGTTCTATGACGCTGTTGCTGACTGGTCAGCAGAATTCGACGAAAGGCTCAAGCCGGATGGTCGTTCCCGCGGATTGTCGACCGGGATCCGCTCTCTGGATGAGCTTCTCGGTGTGAAGCGCATTGTGCGCGGCAGCCTGTTTGTTATCGGCGCACGCCCGAAGATGGGTAAAACCACGCTCTATACCCAGATGGGTGTTAACTGCGCGACGGTCGAGAACGAGCCGGCCCTTATGTTTTCTCTGGAAATGCCGGAAGGGCAGATGGTGGAGAAAATCACTGCGCAGAAGGGGCGGATCTCTCCAAACCTGTTTTACCCGGATATGACGAAGGAAGACTACGGATATCGCGGCGACTGGAACGGCGATCTGAAGAAAGCTACCGGCGTTATGGGAGCGCTGATTGACACCAATAACCTCCTGATTGATGACACCCCGGGCATTTCACTGGCGCATGTTATGGCTGAGTCACGTCGCATCAAGCGCGAACGCGGCAAGGTCGGAATGATCCTCGTTGACTACCTGACGCTGATGACTGCCGATAAGGCAGAGCGAAATGACCTGGCGTACGGGCTGATCACCAAAGGCCTAAAGACCCTGGCGAAGGAGCTGGATTGCGTCGTGGTTCTCCTGACTCAGCTTAACCGTGAGCTTGAGAAGCGAACCAATAAGCGCCCCTTGCCGAGTGACTCCCGCGACACCGGGCAGATTGAACAGGACTGCGATTACTGGCTGGCCATATACCGGGAGGGCGCCTACGACGAGAACGCAAACCAGAGTGACACAGAGCTCCTCCTGCGCCTTAACAGGCATGGTGAGACTGGTGTTGTCTATTGCGAGCAGCGTCACGGGGCGATTTATGACTGCGATCAGGAGGCTGCCAGTCAGCGCCGGCGCGAGAAAGAGGAAAAACCAACCAAGCGGGGTGGATTTTGATGAAAAAGAACTCTGGCAAACAAGCCGTTATTAACTTCATCGGCCAGCATCCTGGCTGCAGCTTTCAGGATATCCGCCGCGGTACCGGGCTTGACTCTTCAGTGGTCAATTCCTCCCTGTGGCAGATGCACCGTGACGGCCAGGTTAAGCGCGAAGGTGAGTGCAGGAGCTACCGATACACCCTGATCGACACGACAGCCGTAACCGAAAGCGAACCATCGGTTCAGTATCGCCAGCGTCCTGGCGGCGTAAACCCAATGACCAACCTTTTTAACCAGTGCCTGGCGGGAGAAAGAAAATGACTATCACACTACAGGCAGTAAACGAGATCATCGCCTCCCTTGAGAGCGCAGGCGAGCCGTCGATCAGAGAGCAGAAGTTCCTGAAGCTGGCGAAAGCGTTTAAGCAGCTGGCTGCGGAGAATGTGGCGATGAAGGCAGCTTTTCACCCTTCTGACATACCGAGTGAATGGACGGATGTATTTGGCGACACCGCGGTAATTGAACATGATGCGGCTGGAGACAATCAAGGGCATTCAATCTCATGGTCCTGGGTTGACAATCAGGAAGAGGTTATCAAATCAGTCCTGCTTGCTGTCGATAAAAGTATCGAAACCCCCGCCACCGATCGCATCGTAGCCGGGATTAAGGCTGATGGGGTGGAGATGTTTGTTGAAAAATGCCGTGAGAAATCTAAGCAGGCCATTTCTTCTGATATCAGGGACAACTGGTGGCTTTCCAGTGAGCACGCTGATGACTTCGCCAAGCAGCTGCGCGAGGGGGCCGACAAATGAGCATCGCCACTTATCTCAATGCCGGTTTAGCCATTCTTGGATGGGCATACATCATGGTTAAAACTGGCCAGTGGATTACCAAAAATGCTCTGAGGCAGTGGGACAGGCGTCGTAAGGAATCTCGCCGCCAGAAAGCTGTGAATGAGTTTTATGACGCCTTTGAGCTTAACAGCCTGGAACCTGGCTCTACCGTTCGCCTGGCCACTAAAGGCGACCTGACAATCATGATGTTCCGCAGCGAGGGGGACGACAAATGATAACCGGGACTACTAACTATGACGATGTGGCAGAAGTCCGCTGCAATTTGTGCGGCGGTTATTACAAAGCCGACGAGCCAGAAAGCCATTACTGCGATGAAGAAGCCCACAACGAAATCGAGTGTGATATCTGCGACTTCAAAAGCACAGACCCGGAAGGCGCTCACTACTGCTGCGAGGATAACTCCGATGACTGATATCACCGAACTGGCGCAGAGCCTGAAAGCGGCAGCAGATAGAGAGATGATTTGCCGAGATGGCGCCGAAACTTCTGAAATCTGGGAAAGAACTGTAACGCCGGAAAACATCCTCGCGCTGGTAGAGGCGCTGGAAACAGAGAAACGTATTTGCGCAACGTGGAGAAAAACAGCTGAGTCGACCAGTGAAAAGCTGGAGAAGGCGCAGGCAGCCGAGCGCCGTTGGCATCGGGTGGCGTCCCGGGTACATGAGCAGGCTTGCGAAAGCGACGTGAAAATTGATGAGCTTGAGGCCATCCGCGCAGCAGCCGAAAAACTGGTTCGCTGTAAAGGTCGCTATCACAGCGAGCAGAACTATCGCGCACTGGCGGCGCTGTTTGGCGTGAACATTCCAGATCTGCCGCCGCTGGAGCATGAAAACGTCCATTATGCCGATGCTGCAGAGATGGAGATTGCAGCACTGCGCCAGCGCATCGCCGAGCTGGAGTCCCGCACCGTCACCGTGAAGCTGCCACAACGGCTTCAGCCAGGCGCTGATGGTTGGGATGACTGGTATGTGCACAGCGACGATGAAGGGGAATATCTCAAGTTTGATGATGTGCTGGCAATGCTAACCGCCGCTGGCATCAAGGTGGAGGCTGAGTGATGCGCAAATCCTCAATAGCAATAGCGATGGCACTTGCCTCGATAGGTACAGCTTCTGTGGCATGGGAAAGAACCATTTGCGAGCTTCGTCCGCAATCATATCCGGTTTCAAATCGCCATACAGGGAAGGCTGCAGAACGCCGTAATGCCAAACGTCGCAGGAGAGCAAAGCAATGAACAAATCAACCATAACCAGAGAGCGCTTGGAACAACTCGCTGATAACAACACTATCTGCAAAGTTTCATGGGATGAGCGGATCGAACTGGCACAAATCGCGCTGGCCGCAATGGACAGCGAGCCAGATTGCAAGGAAAGAAAACTTTTCTGTTCAACCGATACGACCAGAATGAGAAAGACAATCTCTGTCTCTGCTGGGGCCGAGGATGCGCCGCTATATCGCCACGCGCAGCAGCCGGTAGTCAGCGCAGAACTGCTTCATACCGCAGCGTCAGCAATTGAAGACCTGCTGACTACTAAAGACAGGATGGGTGTATATGTGTGCTTCGACTTGCCATTCCGGCTCCGCTCGGCGGCTAACGCGCAGCCAGCGCCGGTAGCCTATAGCGATTTTGAGTCATTCTGGTCATCGTACATTCATCCTCTGGCGCAGGATGACGAGTTAAAGGATTTCGCGTGGGATATCTGGAACGCCTGCCGCGCCGCCATTCTCGCCGCCGCCAAGCATGATACCACCGCTCTGAACTCGGTGCAGAGCGTCGCCACCGTGCCGGGTACATGGATTCCGGTAAGCGAGCGGCTGCCGGAGGCGGGTGGTGACATGATTGTATTCACAGACGGCATTGTTATGTCTGGGGTTTCATACGCCAAAAAGAAAGGTTTCTATATTCAGGCTCTTGAATATGACGATGATGAACCTGTCGACAGCGTAACCCACTGGATGCCGCTGCCAGCCGCCCCGCAGGAGGTGAAGTGATGGGTCGTTCAATTTTTGATGCTCGACTTGATAAGCGCGTTAATATCGAGAGGCTTGAGGAGCAAGGTCTTATCGCTGACAGCATGGATGTGCGCAAGAATCTTGTTGAGCGCGTTTTGAGAGGTGAAATAACACCTGAGCAGTCCAGGGAAGAGTTGAGGCGCATTCAGCGTAATGCTAAGCGGAATGGACTGAAAACACGCAATCAGGCATGGAGGGAGGGTTGATGCCTAAATCCCCCGCAGAACGCAAAGCCTCCAGTTGAAATCAAACCCCTCTACTGAGGGGTTTTATCGTATATGCTCATTTTGCATTTATCCCCGTGACGGGCGATAATTACCTCGTCAGCCTGAGCAACTGACACGATTATCCGGCGCCAAGTGGGGACACATGGCGCACAAAACCGTACAGCAAAACCTGTCACCGATGGCGAAGGCCACCGGCGATTTTCTGCATTCAGCGTTTAGCCTCTGCGGAGGTGAAGCGTGAACATCCCTCAATGCGGCATCAAGCTGCACAGCGGCAACTTCAGCGCTATAGGCAAGATTCTTCAGGAGCAGCTCTCTGACGGGAAATGCCTGCGCCTGCAGGTCAAAGAGTGGCGTGAAAAACGCAGCCTGAGCCAGAACGCACTCAGTCACATGTGGTACGCGGAAATCAGCGAATACCTGATTAACTCCGGACGTGCCGACGCAACTCCTGAATGGGTTAAGCGCAACCTCAAAAAGACCTATCTCGGGTGTGAAGAGGTGACATACACCGACTTCATCACCGGTGAGAAAACCACAACCTGGGAACCCCGGCATACCTCCGATCTTGATACCGGCGAAATGCACATCTTCCTGACCAAAGTAGAGGCCTGGTGCGCTCAGTTTGGTCTGGCTCTCACCATTCCACACGGTTGCGAATATCAGCAGCTGCAGCAAAAGCAGGAGGCCTGATGAGCAGCCTTCTCGCCAAAGTAATGGAGCGCGGCATCTTCCGCGTACCGGCGCGCCGCAAACGCAAGGTCGAAGTTAAGCCTTCCGACATCCCGACCCTGAAAGACTACACCGCCCGCCTGGTCGATAAGAAGTGGCTACGCCTGAGAGCAAGGAGGCCACATGCTTAAACCTGCACGTCGTAAATGCGCCCACTGCCGCGAATGGTTCCATCCTGCCCGGGAAGGGCAGGTGGTATGCAGTTTTGAATGCGCCAGCGCGATCGGCAAAAAACAGACAGCAAAAGCTCGGGAAGTGGCGAAGGCCAGGGCGGTGAAGCGCCAGCGCGAATCCGAGAAGGAGGGTCGCCAACGTCGCCGAGCTAAGCGTGAGTCATTCAAGACAAAGGCCCAGTGGGATAAAGAGGCTCAGTCTGCCTTTAACCGGTACATTCGCATTCGTGACGAAGGTAAGTCCTGCGTCAGCTGCGGAAGCCCGCTTATCGGTAAGAGCAACTACCTGACCGGCAGCGCTATTGACGCCAGTCATTACCGTTCCCGTGGCGCGGCGTCGCACCTGAAATTCAACGTGTTCAACGTCCACTCCGCCTGCACCCGCTGCAATCGGCAGTTGAGCGGAAATGCCGTTGAATACCGCATTCACCTGATTGAGCGCATTGGCCTGGATCGCGTAGAGCGCCTTGAGGCTGATAACGAGCCGCGACGGTTCGAAATTCCCTACCTGCAGCGCATCAAATCCATATTCACCCGCAGAGCCCGCGCGTTGGAGAAGCGCCGCGCCCGCCATCAGGAGGCCGCATGAGCCGTGACGTTATCGAACGCATCCGCGACCGCTGGCAAAAGCTCCGCCTCTGCCGGCACCGCGGCACCGTTTTGGTTGACTACACAATATTACGCAATTTCGTCCGTATCTATAAGCGCCTGGGAGAAACAGCATGACAGCTCAATACTTGGAATTTGTTCGCCAGCAGCTGATAGTGGCCACCGCCGATCTGAGCGGTGCGACGAAAGGGCAACTGGTAGCCTTTGCAGAGAATGCGCAATTTACCGCTACGGCGCGCAGCCGTGGCCGGAAGAAGGTGTATAGCGAGGTGAAGCAAAAAATGGTTAACCCGGATGGGCCGCCGATGAGTGGTAGCCAGTCCCGCGCTAAGGGTTCCTCAATCGCTCTCGTTCTGCCCGTTGAATACTCGACAGCCAGCTGGCGCCGCGCCCTCCTGTCGCTGGAAGACCACCAGAAATCTTGGTTGCTGTGGAACTACAGCGACAATATCCGCTGGGAGCACCAGGTGGCGATCACCCAGTGGGCGTGGGCGGAGTTCCGTGAGCAACTTGGCGCAAAGAAGGTGGCCGGCAAGACGATGGAGCGCCTGAAGAAGCTTATCTGGCTGGCGGCGCAGGACGTGAAAGCAGAGTTGGCGGGTAAGTATGTATACCAGCACCAGGATCTTGCAGCCCTGTGTGGCGTTAAGCCTGATAACTGGTGCCATAACTACGCTGATTACTGGCGGGCTATGTGCGCCATTTTTAAGCGGCTTGATAGCGACTCTCTTCTCTGTGCCGTGAGAACACGATCACAACAAAAAGCGACTTTTTCGCAGCAAGGTCTTGCAAAAGTCAATTAAATGCGTCATATTTGAGTCTACTTTGATATGCTGCCTTAACTTTAAGTGGCGGCATGAAGAATAAAAAGGCCCTGGCGGAAACGTCGGGGCTTTTGCGTTTCTGGAGGCAGGAAATGTGAATAGGAACGGGTCGACCGCGGCCTAATGGCCATGCTGCAGTAGTGATACTGCCCCGAGTCGCGTAATTGCGAGCCTGTGTGGTGATGGGGAAGGGTTCATAAACAACACAAGCCCCGGTAAAGCAGCGCGAATGCCAGACGCGCACCGGTTATAAGCGGCGATGATGCGGCAGGTACTCAAGGGCATGAGCGCGAACCACTGCGTGAGTGTGGTTGTGCGATCCGGTCAGGGCTCTTGGGTAGAGACGTGCTGCACGACACTTCGACACCCGCCGCGCAAGAGCCCTGAACCAGATTGCATCTGTCGTAGTTTGGTAATTACGTCTGGCTTCCAACCAGAATATGCGGGTTCGATCCCCGCCAGATGCTCCAATCCCTCTACCTTGGGACCATTACGGCTACCGCGCCGTCGCTTTTTACCCTTGGTATTACTTCCCGCCTTGAGCGGGCTTTTTTATTTTCAGGCTCACGGGAATCATCATCGATACGCTTCGTTGTTAAATCCAGCCCGACGGGCCTGACCCTTCTCAAACACACAGCTTCCCGATCTTTCATCGGAGGCGG